TCTGCGGTATTCCTGTGAAAGTAGACACGGAAGACGCGACGATAGAAGCGTACATCGACTATCTGAACAAGACCAATGACGGTGACAACCTTAATGCAGAGGTCAGTAAGCTTGCCGATATCTGCGGTTCGTCTTGGGAAATGTACTACAACAAGGAAGACGGTGAGACAGGTATCACATATCTGAGCGATCTTGAAGCCTTCATGCTTGTAGACGACAGCATACTTGAAAGACCGCTGTACTTCGTCAGATACTACACAGACGCTGATGGCAACGAGCATGGCAGTTATTCAGATGACAAAGTGGTTAGGCACTTCTGGTACGAAGGCGGTGAATATCACTTTGAAGACGATGAACACGTACACGGCTTCGGCTATGTTCCTGCGGTAGAGTATCTTTCCAACGATGAACGCATGGGACTGTTTGAATCAGCGTTACCGGCTATTAACGCATACAACAAAGCACTGTCAGAGAAGGCAAACGATGTAGACTACTTCGCAGACGCTTATCTGAAGGTCATCGGTGCAAGTGTAGATGACGATGACACATTCCATATCAGACGCACAAGGGTAGTGAACTTCGATGGCGACATCAGCGAAGGCAACTACCCTATAGTGGAGTTTATGGAGAAGCCAAGCAGTGACGAAACACAGGAACATCTTCTGGACAGACTGCAAAAGGATATCTTCATCACTTCAATGGTAGCCAACATCAGCGATGAGAACTTCGGTTCATCTTCGGGCATAGCATTGAGGTACAAGCTTGAAGCGATGCAGAACCTGTTCACGGCAAAGTCGAGACGCTTCACTTCTTCGATGATGGAACGCTACAAGATCATCTTCAGTAGTCCTGTGGCACAGATGCATGGCGTAGGCAAGGACGCATGGGCAGGTATCGAGATACGCTTCACAGCCAACTATCCTGCCAACCTTGAGAGCGAAGCCACGGTAGCCAAGAACCTTGAAGGCATCGTGAGCAAGGAGACACAGCTTAAGGTGCTGTCTGTAGTGGATAATGTCAAAGACGAAGTGGAGAAGCTTGAAGCAGAACAGCTACCGAGCGTAGTAGACAACATATTCGGTGAATAACAATGCCAACATTACAGACCCTGTGGCGAAAGAATCAGAGTAACTACAGGTATTGGACAGAGCGAGAAAAGAAACAGCGTGAACTGTACATGATGGAAGAAGCGCAACAGCAGAAGGAGCTTGAACGCATCTACTCTGATATGTACAGGTGGGCAGAAGACGAAATAAACCGATTCTACGGCAAGTATGCTGATGCGGAAGGCATTGACATCACCGAAGCCAAAAAGCGTGTCACACAGGCAGATATCGAGGAATACGAACGCCTTGCAAAGGAGTATGTCAGAGACAGGAACTTCAGCGACAGAGCCAACGCTGAAATGCGTCTGTACAATGCTACAATGCGCATCAACCGCCTTGAAATGCTTAAAGCACGAATAGGATTGCACCTTGTAGATGGCATCAACACGATAGACGAATACTATGAAAAGGTCATCACAGACCGTACAGCAAAGGAGATAGAGAGACAGGCAGGAATACTTGGTGAAACGGTAACCAATGCCGACACGATCAAGAGAGCCAACAACATAGTCAACGCTTCATTCTTCAATGCCACATACTCTGAACGCATATGGAGTCACCAAGATCGCTTACGTTCGATGATAAGCATAGAACTTCAGAAAGGTCTGATAGCCGGTATCGGTTCAAGGCAGATGGCATCGAATATCCGCAGAGAATACGATGTATCACTAGCTGATGCACACAGACTGATGGTGACAGAATTAAGGCGTGTACAGACCGATGTAGCTATGGATTCATACAAGGCAAGTGGCGTGGAAAGATATGTCTACTTGGCTGTAAACCCTAGAGCCTGTCCGATATGCCGAGAGCTTGATGGTAAAGACTTTGCGGTATCAGAAGCAGAACCTGCAAAGAACGCACCGCCAATGCACCCAAGATGCCATTGCACCACAGCACCTTATGTAGACGAAGATGACTACAACGCATGGCTGAATTACCTGTCACAAGGTGGCAGAACATCGGATTGGAACAATATGTCGCCTACCGAGCGCAGAGCGTGGTCAGCTAGGAACCTTAAAACCGACACAAGTACGATGTCTGAACAAAGCGTAGATTATGCTGAAAGAAGGAGACAACGACTTGCAGGGCGAAACGCCAATACCGAAGGTTCGGCATTAAAGACCGAAATCGAAGTGCCTAAAGGCACGAACAGTGAGGCGGTCAAGCAAGTCGAAAAAGTCATTAGAAGCTTTGAGAAAGCGATGAGTGGCGAGACAATAGACGGACTGTCTGTGAAATTCGTTTCTGGACTGAAAGGTGTGTATGCGAAGTACGATGACAAGACAAATACACTGCTAATACCGAAGGGAGTAAAACCAGATAAAGTAGCAGAGCAGATGCGCAGTGATAATGCTAGATATCATGCTAGATGGAAAACAGATAAAGACTATCATGCGACTGATACTTTCACAGGTCTTGTATGGCATGAACTTGGTCATGCGGTTGACTTTTCCACAGGGCAGAGTCTGTCAAGACGGTTATCTGCGACTTCTGAGCTAGATGAGAAGTCGGTGAAGATATCTGTTTATGCAGGAACCACGCAGAATGTCAGAGTAACGAAGCGGAGTGAAGCATGGGCAGAAAACTTCTCTGCTTACATGGACGGTGGCAGAAATAAAGAGAAGGTACCGCCAGAGATAAGAGAAATGATTGAAGAATACTTCCGAAGCTACAGGCAAAGAAGGGTGTGACCGCATATCTATAAATATCACGAAACCACAAACAAATATCACTAAATAGCAAGAAAGGCACTTCGGTGTCTTTTTTATATGTCCAAGCATTGAAGACACAAAAAGCTATGGTAACACAGTGCAAGCCTTGAACACTCAAAAAGCTATGGGTAGTCGATGCTTTATGACTTAAAAGAAAGGACACACACATGGAAACTAACGAGCAGATGGAGCAGAACGTAGAAACCACAGAAAAGGCAGAAACCAAAGCTGAAACCAAGGAACCCGAAAAGAAGTACACCGATGCAGAGGTGGACAAGATCGTGCAGGACAGATTGGCAAGGGAACAGAAGAAGCGTGAAAAGGAAGTCGCTGAAGCTGAAAAGCTTGCCAAGATGAATGAGAAGGAACGCTACGACTATGAGGTATCCGAGCTGAAAAAGGAGCTTGACGCACTCAAAGCCGAGAAGAACCGTTCAGAGATGATGAACACGGCAAGGCATATGCTTGCCAACGATGGGCTGAACGTATCCGATGCGATCTTAAGCGTACTTGTGACTTCCAATGCAGAGCAGACCAATGAAGCGGTCAAAAGCTTCAGCAAACTGTTTAAAGACGAAGTAGAGAAGGGCGTAAAGGCACAGCTTGCAGGTGGTAACCCGAAGAAAGGTAGTACATCTGCTCTTACAAGGGAACAGATTTTTGCAATCAAAGACCCTAAACAAAGACTTAAAGCAATTGAAGAGAACATGGATTTATTCAAGAAAGGGAACTAATCATGGCATTAATTACAGGAACAACTGTATCAACAGATGTAGCACCTGCTATCTCTATTGATCTTGTAAACGAACTTCACAATTCTTATCGTGCGCTTGCAGATATCCTTGGTATCGTCAATATGGACGCAGTACCAGAAGGAAGCACAATCAATGTGTACAAGTCAAGCGTTAAGGGCAACATTCCTGCACAGGTCGCTGAAGGTGTTGAAATCGGTCTTACCGAAACACAGAGAGTGGCAACACCTATTACCATGACTCTGAAGAAATTCAGAAAGCTGACCACAGCAGAAGCTATCCAGAAGTCTGGCAGAGAGAATGCGATCTATGACACAGACCGTGCGCTGATCCGTGCGGTAAGAGCAGGTGTCAAGTCTGACTTCAATACATTCCTTGCAACAGGAACCGGCACAGCAACAGCAGGTGCTACTTTACAGGCACAGCTTGCAAACAACTGGAACGCACTTCAGACATACTTTGAAGACGCAGATGTAGAGCCTGTACACTTCGTATCTAGCACAGATGTAGCAGGTTATCTGGCTTCTGCTACAATCTCAATGCAGACAGCATTCGGCATGACCTATGTAGAAGACTTCCTTGGTCTTGGTACACTGTTCATCATTCCTTCGCTCACAGCAGGTACTGTTATTTCCACGGCAAAGGAAAACCTGCATTGCGCATATGTACCTGCTAATGGTGCAGTAGGACAGGAATTTGAACTGACAGCAGATGAAACAGGTCTTGTGGGCATCACTCATGGCAGAGTCCTTGAGAGAGCATCAATCGAAACACTTCTGCTGACAGGTGCAAAGTTCTACGCAGAGGAACTTGCAGGAGTAGTCAAGGGAACTATAACTGTCACTCACTAATCACAGAAAGAGGTAACCGATGTTAGAACAGGTATTAACATTACTTGGGATTAGTGACCCAACAGATGAGGTTACCTCATTGCTCAATCAGATAATCAGCATGACACAGCAGAGGTTAAAGCTACGGCTTGGCACTTCTGCTGTGCCTACTGCACTTGAGTACATCGTAGTAGAGGTTTCGGTAGTACGGTTCAACCGCATCGGTAGTGAAAGGCTGTCAAGTCACAATGTCGAAGGTGAAACGATGTCATGGACTGAAGAAGATGACTTCAAACCGTACATGGCAGAGATCAATGGGTGGTTGGCTCAACAGGAACAACCGCCTAAATATGTGGGAAGGCTGAAATTCTTATGAGATTCGACACACCGGTGGTCTTCAAGGTGATAGAAGATGCGTATGACGCACAGACAGGCGATTATGCTTCGACTGTAACGAGTCAGAAGACGATCATGGCAAGCGTGGACAGCACCACGGAGCAGATGATGACGCTTGTGTATGGCGGTGTGAAGCAGGATTCTATCACCGCAAGGTTCCAGAACCACATTGACATACCATACACCGACATTGAAATAGGCGGTAAGGCGTATCAAGTAGACTACATAGCACCTAAAAGGGTCAAAGAAGTATTTGTGCTTCACAGGGTGTAATGGGCATCAAGCTGAACGGCATGGACGACTTTCAGAGGGTACTGAAGGAGAATGTCACCAAAGATGATGTAAAGCGCATCGTCAAGACGAATGGTGACAGACTCAACAGGTACATGAAGGAGCAAACAACCCATGCCTATGTCAAAGGCTACAGCACAGGCGATACAGCCGGTTCCATCAACACAGAAGTGCGTGATGGTGGCATGACCGTGGCTGTAGGGGCAACGATGAACTACGACCCTTATGTGGAATACGGCACAAGATACATGAGCGCAGAGCCGATTCTAGACCCTTCGCTAGAGCGTGTCAGACCGCAGTTTTTGAGCGATTTGGACAAGGTTACGGAGAAATGATATGCAAGCACAACAGGAACTATTTACCTACTTTAAAACGCAATTAAACGCCTATGACGGACAGCTACCGCCACAGGGTACACCGTATCCGTTTTACTACCTAGCTGATACCAGACAGCAGTACGGTTCTGCAAAGTCTCATGATTATGGCTATGTCACTCTGATTGTGCATATATGGCACAACGATGAAAAGAAGCGTGGCACCCTGTCAGAAATGATGGATAATGTCATGAACACAGCAGGATCACTGAAGGAAACCTCAAACTACAAGTGGTCACTTATCCGAAACGAAACCGAACAGCAAATACTAGCAGACAACACAACAACCCCACCGTTAATGCACGGTTGGAATAGTTTACGTTTTTCTTACTCAAAGAAAGGAAATAACTAATGAGCGCAGTAACAGGAAAGAACCTCATATACCTGTACAGGCTTGAATCAGAGAAGGCAACTGCCGATGGCACAAGGATCGCATTCACGACTGAAGATGAACTGTCGATAAGTGCAGATGCAGACGCAACTGCAACAAAAGATGGTTCTGTCAGAGGTGCAAGCGTAGCAGAGCTTGAGAAGACTATGACTTCGCTGATGGACGCAGATGATCCTATGATCGGCAAGATGAAGAGTGCGATTCTGAACGGCTCCCTTATCGAACTGTGGGAAGTCAATCTGGACAAGCCTGTGACAGGACAGACAGGCAAATTCGCAGGTACATACTATCAAGGCTATCTGTCGGAGTTTACAGCGTCTTCACCTGCTGATGGCAATGTCGAAGTCAGCATGACAGTAGGCATCAACGGCAAGGGTGCAGATGGCAATGTCACCGTACCTACTTCACAGCAGGACGATGAGCAGTACACATTCGTAGACACACCAAAGACGGGGCAGTAGAGGTATTAGGGGAGTGGTGTATACTGCTCCCCTTTTTATGCACAGAAAGAGAGGAAAGCAATGAAATTTGAAATGATAATGAACGGAACACCATACGAATTTGTATTCGGAATGGGCTTTCTGAAGACGATAAATGCCAAAGCTACTGTAAAGGTGCAGAATTCAAACTACACCATGAACACAGGGCTGAAATTCATCATGGCGCAGGTCATCGACAGAGACATAGAAGCACTTGCCGAGGTGCTTATGACAGCCAACAAGGGCATGAACCCAAGGCTGACACAGAAAGACCTGTATGCCTTCCTTGAAGACGAAGATACGGACATCGAAGCAGTGTTCGATACAGTCATTGATTTTTTCGGCAAAGCCAATGTCACGAAACCGACACACAAGGAACTGACAGCCGAGAAGTAAGCTTTGAAGACTTGTATGACGAAGTGGCATTGAACTGTTTCAGATATTTTGGCTTTAGATCGTTCGATGAAGTAGACCGGCTGACCATCAGAGAATACGAAATGCTGTGCAAGGCAGAGAAGTACAAACAGCTAGACAAGCAGAAAGACATAGCACTTGGTGCATGGCTTTCATTCATGGCAACAGCCAAGAAGAAAGTCGGCAGGAACCTTAAGCCTGTCTACCCTACGTTTGAATCATTCTTCGACTATTCAAAGGAACTGCGCAGAATGAGTGGTGAAACGGTCAACGACCTCAAAGAACGATATAAGGCATTAAATGAAAGGCTAACCAATGTCGGCACACACCATAGAAGCGGTACTGACCGCTAGAGATCAAAATTTTTCAAATACGTTTGACAAAGCCTTGGGCAAAACAGAGTCATTCGCCAAAAAGCTTGGCAGTGGTCTTGGCTTCGGTGCGCTTATGTCCCTAGGTCAGAAGGCTATGGGCGTGATAAGCAACTCAGTGGACGGAGCCGTGAAGAGGTTCGACACACTGCGGAACTACCCGAAGGTCATGGAGTCTCTTGGCTTCACCGCAACACAAGCAGGGCAGTCGGTTGAACTTCTGAAGACGAGCATAGATCATCTGCCTACTACGCTTGATAAAGTGGCATCACAGACACAGCAGGTGGTAGCGGTAACAGGTGACCTTGACAAAGCTACAAAGCTGACACTTGCATTGAACAATGCTATGGCATCGGGTGGTCAGAGTGCAGAACAACAGGCTAGTGCTATCAATCAGTGGGTACAGGCTATGGCTAAAGGCAAGCCAGACCTGCAAGATTGGAGAGCGATGGTACAGACTGCACCTGCACAGATGAATCAGCTTGCAGAAGCCATGCTTGGCGCAGGAAAGACCCAGAACGATCTATACGAAGCCATGAAGAACGGCACCGTGTCCATAGATGAAGTCAATGACGCAATGATACGGCTATCTGAACAGGGCGCAGATGGCATCACCTCATGGGCTGAACAAGCTAAAAGCGCAGGTGGTGGCATTCAGATGGCGATGACCAACATCAAGGCAGGAATACAGCGAAACATGGCAAGCGTCATGGACAGCATCGACCAAGCCCTTGAAAAGTTTGGCGGTATATCTGGAGTTTTTGAAAGCATCATACCTGTCATAGACACCTTCGGTGAAGCCATATCAAGCGTCATAAGCGGTGACACATCACTTGGTGATGCAGTACAGGGTATGCTTGACCAACTTGGCATGAAAGCACAGGAATTTCTGCCGAAGGGCGTTGAATTCGTCATGAACCTAATAGCAGGTATACTTCAGCAACTGCCACAGATGATAGTAGCAGGTCTTAACGCTGTTACCGCCATGATACAGGGTCTTGACAGCGGTGAAGGACAGCTTGCAGGTAAAGCCGTACAGTTAATGGGTCAGATACTCATGGCATTCATCAAAGCCATACCGCAGATGCTGACCGCAGGTATCAACCTCATTACAGCCCTTGCCAACGGCATAGCCAACGCAATGGGGAAGGCGGTGTCTGTGGCATTGAGTGGTGCCAGACGCATACCACAGGCGATAAAAAGCGGTCTTGGTAGTCTCGTTGGCGTAGGCAGGGACTTGATAGCAGGACTGTGGAATGGTATCAGCGCAAAATTCAATTCTGTCATCGGCAAGGTCAAAGCTATGGCTTCAAGACTGCCGAAAGCGGTCAAAGCGGTGTTAGGCATCGGTTCACCGTCAAAAGTCATGCGCAAGCTTGGTGTATTCACAGGCGAAGGCTTTGTGCTTGGTATCGAGTCAATGTCAAGGCAGGTAGACAGGGCATCTTCTGATCTTGTAGCGATCCCAAGAGCAAGAGCAATGAACATGAGCGCAGACATGGCGTATGAGTACGGCACAACAGCAGACTATCGAATAGAAGTACCACTGTTTATAAACGGCAGAGAGTTTGCAAGGGCAACAGCAACGGATATGCAGACGGTAATGAATCAGAACGAAACAAGGCAGAACAGAATGAGAGGTATAAGAAATGTATAACTTCAAAGATACAACAGACCACAGTACACCTGTTAAGGTTTTGCCTTCTGAAGCCGTGATGATAAACGGTGTCTATCTTGAGAACGTAATAGACGGATACAGAACGCTGTATGTGAAAGGCAGGGAAACCCTGTCCCCAGAAGTAGAACTTGGCGAAGTCGGTGTAAGGGATGGTGCATACCTCAAAAACAGACGATTCCCTGCAAGGGTATTGACTGTAGGATATCAGCTAGTAGCAAGCACCACAGGTGAATTCAATCTTGCTTTCCAGAAGCTTAACGATTATCTGAACGTAACTGATGCAGAAATCATCTTCGCAGACGAAACAGACAAGTATCTGACCGGCACACCTAGTGGTTATGATGAAGTGCCAGAAGGACAGTTAAGCGTCAAGAGCGAATTCACGATAGTCTGCGCTGATCCGTTCAAGTACAGCACCACAGAATACGAAGTGACCCCGACATTAGACGATGGGGCAACTTTCGTTGTGGACTATCAAGGCACATACCCTGCATATCCTGTATTGCAGACAGACTTCTACAAGAATGCCACAAAAGGAAACACAGATGGAGACTGTGGCTTTGTCGCATTCAGCACACAGGACGCTGATGTATTACAGTTTGGCTCTGTGGCAGAACCAGAGTATATAAACGAAACAGTCAGCAAGCTTGTTGACAGCGAAACAACTACATGGACAGAAAAGAAATGCTTAATCAATGAGCCTTTCGACAGTTTAACAGGGTGGACACGCAACGATGGGTACACAGGATCACCATATTATCTGGCAAACGGCACAGCAACTGTTGGCAGACTCAACACAGGCGGTGAGAATGCAGTATATCCGTCAGCCTTTGGTACAGGCAGTCAGTGGCGTGGCATCACGATCAAGAAAGCAATACCAAGTGACGGTGGAAACCCTGCGGTGACAGGGGCTGTGGATTGGCAAATTCATACCCTAGTGCGCTTTGCAAGCTATGGAGACAATGCGAAAAAGCGGTCTGGTAGTATGCACGTAACAGTACTAGACAGCAGTGGCAAAATGCTAGTCGATGTAACGGTGTGGAAGGGCAGATATTCCTTGAACGGTGAGATATTGCTTCGTGTCAACGGCAGAGATGTCAAAATCTTCAAGAACGTAGACCTGTCATACTACAACAAGTCTTTCGGCTATCGAAGGACTGCATCAGACAAACGACCTTGCAATATAGACATTACAAAGGAAGGTGGCAAATTCACCTTCAATGTCGGTGGCTACACCTTCAGTTATTATCTTGGGAGCCTTGCCAATACGATAGCTACTCATGTGTCGATATACATGGGCAAATGGGATGTTTCCCCTGCGGTAGTGCTTGGGGTATATTCCCTTTATCTTGCATCTACTTCTGTGAAACAGACAAAAACCACAGAAACTTGGGAACAGCTAACGCAAAGGATAGAAGTGGAAAACACTTTCACGACTAATGATGTCTTAGTGTGTGACTGTTCAGACGGTAGCATAAGGCTCAAAAACGCCTATGCGGAAGATGGAGTAAGTGGCGGTTTACACCCAGAATTAGGCGCATTGGGGAACGATTGGGAAAACTTTGTGCTGACTAAAGGTACAAATCAGATAGTCACCATGTATTCCGATTGGGTGACAGACGCATATAAGCCTACATTCACGCTACGTTATAGGGAGAGATTTTTATGATCCTATATTTTGTTAACAGAAGTCTGGAAGTGCTTGGGCTTGCATCAACCAATCTGTCGGCAGGGTACGAAGTAATAGACGATGAGCTTGTCGAAAGCATAGACAGCGGTGTAGCAAGTCTGTCAGTATCTATTGCATGGGCAGATGACACAAGGCTTCAGCTTGAAGAATGGGCTAGTGCAGGAAACTACGTTCTGACGGAGCATAACAATCAAGCTGAGATGTTCACCATAATCACAAGCG